TCGTCAATGGTGCCCTGCGTGGGGACAAGATACTACAGGTCACCAGGAAGATCATAGCCCCCATCTGGAAGATGCGCCGGTTATCCCCGAGTGCGCCGCATACCATGAGACAGATGTGGGAATGGTTGAACGGGAAGCCGGGCATAGGTTCCTTCATGGCGGGGCAGGTGACTGCAGACATTCGGTATCTGTACTACGACATGCCCTGGGAGGATAAGCTAACCTGGGCGCCACAGGGGCCGGGCAGTCTACGAGGGGTAAACCGGCTAATCGGACAGCCCACCAATGCACGACTGCCCTATGGTGAGTGGTTGGACGTTGTGGGCGCCGCCTACCGCCTGGGCGCGCGTCGTCTGCCAGTCACCTACGCAAGGCTAGAACTTATGGACCAGCAGAACATCCTATGTGAGTACGACAAGTACTCTCGCCTACTGCGGGGGGAAGGTACGGTTCGGGCGAGGTATTCGGCATGATATACATCCACACTCTTGGTCGGTCCAACAACCAGCCGACTCTTCTGTTTCTACAAACCGCTGGCTTCCAGCCGCACCTAGTCGTGCAGGCGCACGAGGCCGTGGAGTACCGAGTAATCTACAAGAACACCCCCCTCGTTGTGCTGCCTGAATCTATTCGTACTCTGTCCCCCACCAGACAGTGGTTGCTGGAGAACTGCCCGGAACGCTTCATGTTTCTTATGGACGACGATCTACGATTCAGCTACAAGGATCCGGAGGATAGGACAAAGCTGCTGAACGCGCGGCCGGAGAACATTCGCAACATGATGGGGGCGATGGTCTCCAAGCTACAGCGATATGCCCATGTGGGGATTAGCGCCAGGGAGGGGAACAACCGCAAGCCTGAATCCTACTACAAGAACGAACGCATGATGAGAGTGCTGGCCTATGATCGGGATCGTATTCCAGAGGACTGTAGATTCGACAGGGTTCCAGCAAAGCAGGACTTTGACATGACTCTGCAACTCCTCCGAAGGGGACTGGCGAACTGCGTAATCTACGAGTACGCACAGGACCAAGTTGCGGGAAGCAATTCGCGGGGAGGCTGCTCAGTGTACCGCACTGAAGAAATGGCCGACGAGGCGGCTCGGGAACTCAAGCGTCTTCATCCGAAGTTCGTGCGATTGGTGGAGAAGGACAATTCCAATTGGAAGGGCTTTAAGAATGAGAAAAGACTGGAGGTCGTAATATCATGGAAACAGGCTTTTGACAGTGGTCGTGTGAAGTAAAGTGTGGTATCCTGATTAGGCCCTGTTCAGGAGGGGGCAGCTACATGGAATTCTTCTTTCGGAATGTGAACCATGCGATCAGAGCGTTGCCTCTGTTCGTACGGGGGGCTGGTCGTCGAGAGATGAGCCGCAACGGTCCGGTCATCAGCTTGGACGTTCCCCTCACGCTTACCACGCTCAAGCCGTTGGAGCGTGTTCTGCTCTGCCCCAAGCGGCGGGCCAATCCCTTCCTGTTTCTGTTGGACGGCCTCAGCATTCTGTCGAGCGTCGACTTCGTGCGGCCGCTGGCGGACATCGCCCCTCGCTTCATGAACTACAGCGATGACGGAGTGCGGCTGCGGGGGCACTACGGCAAGCGCCTCCATTGGCAGATCCCGTCAGCCGTGGAAATGCTGTTAAACGACCCAACCTCCAGACGGGCGACGATGGCTATCTGGAACCCCTCCAGGGATTTGGCCGACCCGAGCGTGGACATCCCGTGCAACGTTCATGTCAACCTCCGCATTGTACGGGGGGAGCTTGACCTCACGGTCATGAATCGGAGCAACGACGTATTCTGGGGTTTGCTAGGCGCGAACATCGTCCAGTTCAGCTTCTTGCAGGAGTACATTGCAACCATGCTGAACGTGCCCGTTGGCCGACTTTATCAGGTCACAACGAACGCCCACATCTACACCGAGTTTGGTCCAGGAAGGGCTGATGACTACGATTTCTCAATGCCCTCTGAGACGTACCCCCCTGTGCTCCCGTTGGATGTGGAATTCCTTCCGTCGGCCCTTAATCTCCTGTTCCTGCGACTGAACGATGGCGAGGTTCCGGATTCTTCTGGAAACAGGTTCGTGAGCAATGTGGTCCTGCCGATGCTGCAAGCCTGGAAGCATAAGGACCCGAAGATGCTGAACGTGGGTTTTGATTGCGACTGGTTTGAAGCCGGGCGCATGTACCTTAGCGGAGTGAAGTGATGTCCATCACGAAGGAACTCCTTGGTCTTATCCAGGGTGGCAATGACGTGACCCGCTGGCACACGATTCCGAGCCTGCGACCGCAGACCGTAGCTTCCCACTCCTGGGGGGTTGCGATGATGGCCATGTCTCTGTTTGATGGAAAGATGGAGGACAAGCTGCTCCTGGTCGAGGCTGCTCTGGAGCACGATCTGGCCGAAAAGGTAATCGGCGACATACCACGGCCGAGTCGGGATGATAGCCACAAGATTCTGGAGGAGCAGGTTGCCGTGAGACTTGGAATTCTGCATGAGTCCCTGCTGCCTCCTCACTTAAAGACTTGGCTGGAATGGGCCGACTTGATCGAGGCTGGCCTCCAGGCGCATCGCGAGGTGAACATGGGGAATAAGAACTATGAGGAAGTTGTGAACAGGGTTCGCGAATATTTGGATAAGGGGTGGTCTAGTGTTCCCATCATCCTGTTGCGGTTTGCCGAAGATGCCAAGCTTACGGTGAAGCGGAAATGAGCGCCAACGATCGACAGGTTGCCGGGGACCATTATCGCCGGGAAATTCAGCACTGGGACTTCGTGGTGGCTTGCCGAATGAGCTACCTGGGGGGACAGGCAACGAAGTACGTCAGCCGATGGAGGGATAAGAACGGCGCCGTTGACCTGGACAAGGCCGACCACTTCCTGGAGAAGATGCAGGAGGTTCACGGAAAGACTGCGCGCGCCTGTTCTCTCGATGAGTATCTGGCAGCGCAAATGCTTGACGGATTGGAAGCCAAGATAATCCATCTTATCTATCTCTACGAAACCATGGACGACCCGCACTTCCTTGACTCGGCGCGTGCCGTGCTAGGCGCCCTGCGGCAAGGGGTAGATCCTGCAAAACCAGCCTAAATAGAGCACCCTACAGGCGTTTGGGCGCGGCTAGGCTACCCCCTTAGCTGCCAGCCCGCCCAAGCGCTCCTAGAGTGGCTGCAAACGGCTAGGAGCCGACCATGTCTAACGCCGGTAAACCAATGATTAACTGGCGCAAAAGATTCCCCATAACGAGAACAGCCCTCGGATTACTAGGCAAGGACGGGTGGGTCTCGAGCTCCGTAGCCAAGTGGCTGCTGAACCACGAGGCCCTGATGTCTGTACGCTGGCACTGTAAAGAACACCTGGGTAGATCACTGACGGCATCCTCCGTACAAAGTCGCCTCGTACATCACGAGGAGGTAGACTGGATCAAGGAGAATGACCCCGAGTCCTACACCAGGGGGGCTAACATGAAAGACAGCCTTGTGGTACAATTGAAGAAGGCTGGTATGACGAGGCAATCTTGATGTGGACGGAGCAACTTATCATGGATTGGGTCCCCCCTGGGCCAGAACTGCCTACCATCGGCGCCGGTTCACTGGTCGCCCTGGACTTGGAAACCCACGACCCCATGCTGAAGGATAAGGGGCCTGGATGGGCTTTCGGAACAGGCTTCATAACCGGCGTCGCTTTGGCCTGGGGACTTGAAACCCTGGAGCATGTCTGCTACTACCCCCTCCGCCATGCCCATGGAAATTGGGAAGGTGATAAGAAGAAGTTCATGCGGTGGCTTCGCCACGAACTTAGAAGGGGGGACCTGGAATGGGTGTTCGCCAACGCAAGCTATGACCTCGGGTGGCTGAACCTCATACCGGAAGGTAGGATCCACGACGTACAGGTCAGCGCCCCCCTGCTCGATGAGCATCGCTACTCCTACAGCCTGGACAACCTCGCAAAGGAAGAGCTCGGAGAGGGCAAGGACGAGACCCTGCTGAAGCAATGGGCCAAGCAAGCCAACATCAAGGGGAACCCGAAGGGCCTGATGGCCTCCATGCCCTCGTTCGCTGTTGGCCCCTATGCCGAGCAGGATGCCAGCGCCACATGGCGGGTTCACAAGAACCAGATAGGCCGCATTGCCGCGCAGAAGCTGACGAATATCTATCAGCTTGAGATGAATCTAATACCCATGCTGATAGACATGCGGCGCACTGGCGTCAAGGTGAATGTTAGCCGGGCTGAGGAACTGCGGGAAGAATTGCTGATTGAGGAGAATGATGCAAAGCGCGCCCTGCAAAAAGTGACCGGCAAGCGCATCAGCGCCTGGGACATAGAGATGCAGATGCGGCTACTGCGCGAGGAGGGGGTGACCAACTTCCCCAAGACCCCCAAGAAGAAGGCCGACGGACTGACGGCAGGCTTCCTGGAACAGATAGCCCTCCGCAACAACGGCGCAGGCAACATCGCCCGCATGATATTGGAGATACGTCGTAAGAATCGACAACGGGTGACCTTCGTGGACAGGATGATTCTGGAGCACCACCACAACGGTAGAATCCACGCCCAATTCAACCAGTTGAAGTCAGACGATGGCGGCACGGTTTCAGGACGGCTGTCTTCTCAAGACCCCAACCTACAACAGATACCCGCCAGGGACGAGACCGCCTCCAAGCGTATTCGGGGCTTGGTGG